TAGCAGGCAATGTAAAATTTGATCATGCAAAATAAAAGAAAATTACCAGAGATACAAAAGAAATTTTTTCCGTATGATTTAGTATTAGCATACTGGGAAGATATCATTGCAGATTGCTCATGGATAGATCTTAATGATATAAAAAAATCCACAACTGCCATATGTTGCACGGTTGGATGGTTAATAAAACAAGATGAGAATGTGACTATATTAATGTCAGATTTTAATTTTGAAAATGACAAAGAAGTAAAACAAGGTGGTGGGCATACTACCATACCAACTAAAAATATATTAAAAATAAAAAAGATAAAAATATAGGAGACAGCAATGGAAACAAAATTTGATCCAAAAGCTAAAGTAGAACAAGGCCAATTAAGTGATGCACCTGAAGGCAAACAGCCTAACAGGGAATCAAAGAATATTGACTTTGCAAAACATGCACCTAGAAAATATGAGTCTGCTAATTACTTAGCAGATAATGATGTACCTACTAAGTCAGGTTCAGAGCATGTTCAAGATAGCTTATTTAAAATGGCAGACGAAAAAGATTATTAATTAATAGGAGGGCAAACCAAATGATGAAAAGATATATGCACGGAGAACTTGCACCTGATGTAGCAAAAAGACCAAACGATAAACTAGCAATAGATCCTAATTCAAAAGTAACACAAGGTTCTACAGCTGGTGATGGTAATGATGCAAAAGGCAAGTCAAAATCAAAAGTAGATCCAGCAATCTTTAGAATGGCTGAAGAAAGAGATTATTAGTTTTGATGGAAGAAGATAAAGAAAAGAACGAAGGATACGAATCCGAGAACAATGCTTTAGTTGGTCTAGTAAGATCTAAGTTTCAAGAAGCAGAGACAGCAAAAGTCTATGATGAAAAAAGATGGCTGCAGTCTTACAGAAACTATAGAGGTTTATACGGGCCAGAAATGGCATTTAGAGATAATGAGAAGTCTAGAGTATTTGTTAAAATAACAAAGACTAAAGTACTTGCATCATTTGGTCAGATTATAGAAGTTCTTTTCTCTCAAGGTAAATTTCCTTTAGGAATCAGTCCAACTTCTGTGACTGAAGGTATTGTTGAGAAAGCTCATTTAAAAAATAAACAACAGCAGCAATCAGAAGAACCACAAGATCCTTATGGTTTTCCAGGAGATAATAAAGAAATACCACCTGGTACAACTGCTACTGAGTTAATGAGAGATCTTGCTCAAGAATATCAAAACTTAGGATTTGAAGAAGGGCCATCCTATACAGGTACTCCAGAAATTGAACCTGCACAATTAGCTGCAGAGGCAATGCAAAAATTAATACATGATCAATTAGAAGAAAGTAAAGCAATTACAGTTCTAAGACATGTGTTTTTTGAAATGGCATTACTAGGTACAGGAATTTTAAAAGGGCCTTTTACAGATGCTAAAACATATAATAGTTATGATACTTCTGAAGATGAAGAAGGTAATATAGCTAAAGTACAAATTTCAAAAACTAAATCAGTTCCATCTATTGAGGCTGTATCATGTTGGGATTTTTATCCTGATCCAAATGCTACAAACATTCAAGACTGTGATTATGTAATTCAAAGACATTCTTTTAATAAACAACAATTACAAGATTTAACTGAAAAGCCTATGTTTAATAAACAGGCTATTGAAGAATGTTTAGAGATGGGGCCAAACTATCAAACAAGAGGATTTGAATCTTCATTGTATGATAGAGAAAACGTTACAAGTATTTATAAAAATAGATACGAAGTATTAGAATACTGGGGAACAATTGATAGAGAAACTGCAGATGAATGTGGCGTATATTATTCAACTGATTCTGAAGTAATACATGTTAATGTATGGATATGTGGTAATAAAGTTTTAAGAATGGTAGAGAATCCATTTACACCAAAACGTATTCCATATTTAGTATGCCCATATGAATTAAATCCATATCAATTTTTTGGAGTAGGTATTCCAGAAAATATGGAAGACTCACAGATGGTTATGAATGGTCATGCAAGAATGGCTATTGATAACTTAGCACTAGCAGGTAACTTAGTATTTGATGTAGATGAAACAATGCTAGTTCCAGGACAAGACATGAAAGTATTTCCTGGTAAAATATTTAGAAGACAAAGTGGTCAAACTGGTCAAGCAGTACATGGAGTTAAATTTCCAAATACTGCACAAGAGAACTTACAAATGTTTGATAAGTTTAGACAGTTAGCTGATGAGTCTACAGGTATACCATCATACTCACACGGTACAACAGGTGTTCAGTCCACAACTAGAACTGCATCTGGTATGTCTATGTTGATGGGTGCTGCTGCACTAAGTATTAAAACAGTTATAAAAAATATTGACGACTATCTTTTGAAACCCCTTGGAGAATCTTTATATCATTGGAACATGCAATTTAATGAAGAGTCTCCCAATATCAAAGGCGATCTGGAAGTAAAAGCACAAGGGACTTCGTCTCTAATGCAGAAAGAAGTTAGATCACAAAGACTAATTACATTTATGCAAACTGCATCTAATCCTGCACTTGCACCATTTGTAAAATGGCATACTTGTTTAAAAGAAATTGCTAAGTCTTTGGATATAGATCCAGATCAATTAATTAATGATCCAGAGAAAGCTGCGATCTATGCACAAATAATGGGGATGGCAAATGGAAATCAAAACAATACAACCTCTGCTGGAGGACAAGGTCAAATGGGACAGACTGGAGAAGTACCTACAGGAGCTTCGCCAACAGATCCAACAGGAGCTGGAGGTGGCAACATCGGAACAGGTAATGTACCGATGCCAGGGGAAGCTGGCTTTAGTTCGCCAAATCTTGAACCTGAAGGAAGCAAACAAACGCAATAAGGAATAAAATGGCAACAACTTTTGATGTAAATAGAATTGGTGGTGGTACTTTTGAATTAGTACAAGACCCTTCTACAGGACAATACTCATATAAAAAAGTTGGATTTACTCCTGTTAAAAGTTTGACTATACCTGATTTAGGTACAACTACTACTACTACACCAGAGAAAGAACAAGAAAAAGATGAAGCAACTGATATAAGCAAACCTTATGAGCAGTTAGTTAAACAGACAGGTGGTGGAGAACCAATTGACTACACAGGTCAAATGTTAAAAGACGCTAAAAAAATTGATCCACAATTACCGATGACTAGAGAAAGTTTAACTAGTTCTTTTATAGGTGAAGAAAAACCAACTAAAACTTATGCTGAACAATTAGCAGATTTACAAAGACCACCTATGCTTGGAGACAGAGGCGGTAGTATGGATCAAATGTCTGGTGTAAATCAATTTAGATCAGAGTCAGAAAAATTTAAAACAAGATTTGATCCTACACAAATACAACCAGCTACACCAAAAGTAAATGCAAAATCTATTACTGTAGATAGTGATAATAATTTATACAAAGGTGGTGTTCTTATAGGTAAAGGTAATGCAAAAACTCTTAGAGTAGGAGTAGATGGTAAAATTTATAAAGATGGTGTATACATTGGTGATGGCAATCCAAAATCTATTAGAGCTGTAACTGGTGCTGAAATTACTGGTGCAAGCGGTACAGATAAAGCTGCTATGACATCTGATGCTGCATCATTAGGAATTAAAGAAGTTAAATCTACACAACCAACTGTAGGTTCTTTTGGAACTGATCCTACAGCACAAATAGGTGGTACGGATATAGAAGCAGATCCAGGCACACAACCTACAGAAGATATAGAAGTAGAGCCAACTGCACTTAAAAAAGTTAGCACAGGTTTAAAAACTTTAGCAGATAGTGTAGGAAGAGTATTAACTAGTGGGCCTATATCTCAAATTGCTAAAGCCATAGGAAAACCAGTTGGTGAATCAGCAGGAGCTGTAGCTTTAAATAAAACATATTTTAATGTTAGAGGCGGAAGTGTTGATGGCCAAAGAATAGCTGGTAATCCTGCAACTGATTTATATGCAGGTATGAATAGAGTTTCTAGATATGGTAATTTAGAAAAAGCTGGTGCTAAAAGAATTGCAACTAGAGAAAAAACAATTGCTAGAAAAGGTTATAAGCCTGGTGATAAGTTTTATGATGATACTCAAAATATGAAAAAGCAAGAAAAAGATTATAAAGCTGCTAAAAAATCTGCACCAGTAACAGGTACAACTAAACCAGGAACTAGTGGTGGTAGTGGAGCTACTGGAGGAAGTCAACGTGTTATATGTACAGAGTTACATAAAACAGGAGAGATGCTTACAGAAGATTGGGTAAGAGATATTAGATTTACATATAGTAAATTAACTAAAAAACATATTAAAGGATATTTATCTTGGGCAGTACCAACTGTTAGGCATATTAAAAAATATCCTACATATAGAAAAATATGGAAACATATTGCACAACATAGAGCAAATGATATTGCATGGAGAATGAAACAAGGTAAGTTTGATTTACTTGGAAGAATCTATGCAGGTATTGGAGAACCTTTATGTTGGTTAATTGGTAATTTTGTTACTGATAAAACATATAATGATATAATTGCAAAAGGTAAGAGGCATATTTAATGGCAATAGAAAGAGGAAATAAAGTTACTACAACTGGACTAGTAGATAAAAAACCATTTACACCAAAGGCTCCAGACATGAGTAAAATGAAAGTACCTGAAGCTATGCAAGCAAAAAGAATTAAACCCGCTGAAACAAGAGTAGCACCCCCAATGGAATCAGCACAACCTACAGAACAAGTAGCAAACAAAATTCAATCTCTAACAGATGAAGATAAAATTGTATTAGATACAGTTCTAGCTCCATCTGTTGCAGCCGTTCTTAAAAAAATTGCACCAGATGCTAGTCAATTAATTGACCAGTTTACAGGGCAAGAAGAGAACGTAGTTTTACCAGTCTCAGTTGTAAAAAACTTTGCAACTAAAAGATATGGTGGGGCAGATGAGGGAGATGCTGTAGAAAGTTTTATAGCAGATCTTTCATCTACACAAGAGATGGATCAACAACCTGTGCCACCTGAAGAAGAACAGTACCAAGCAATAGATACTGAACAAGTCTAATTCAGCCCACAACAATTATGGAATCGAGCTACCCTTATCCATAAGGCACTCAACCCAATAGGTAAAAATAATGGAAGAAGAAAAGAAAGTTTCCGAAGAGAAACAAGTTAAAGTACCAAATGTAAATCCTTATCATAAAGACAGAGGTGAAGATGATCCCGAAGTTGAAGCATTTGCAAAAGGTGAGTTAGCTAAATATCAAAGGGAACAAAGAGAAAAAGAAGCAATCGCAGCAACCGAACAGAAGGACACCGATGCATCTGAAGAGACTGCAGATCAAACAGATAATCAGGCTACTCCTATCGCTGAACGCCCTGCTAGAGCTGAAGATAGAGTCTTTAAGAAACGTTATGACGATTTAAAAAGACACTATGATTCTACTATTCAAAAACACAAGGACGAATTAGAATCTTTGCGTGCTAGATTAGAATCAGGAAACTCGCAATTTAATCCTCCTAAATCTAAACAAGAATTAGATGCATGGAGAAAAGAGTACCCCGATGTATATGATATGGTTGAAACCATAGCTATAGAAAAGGCCACTACTCAAACTGCAGAACTTGAAGATAAATATAAAAATCTTAAAGTACAACAGGAACAAATTGCAAAAGAAAAAGCAGAAGTAGAACTTTTAAAACTACACCCAGACTTTAATGAATTAAGGAAACAAAATTCATTTCATGAATGGGCTGAAAGACAGGATCCTACTATACAAGGTTGGTTGTATGAAAATACATCTAATGCAACTTTAGCTGCTAGAGCAATTGATTTATATAAAATGGATCAAGGCATTAGTAAGTTAAGTAAAAAGCAGGAAACTGACGTTAAGAAAGAAGCTGCTAAAGCAATTTCTAAAACAAAGAAGAGTACTGAAACTGATATGCCAAAGAAGAGAGTTTGGACTACAAGTGAAATTTCTAAACTAAAAGCTCATGAATTTGAGAAATTAGAAAAAGAAATAGATCTTGCTCGTTTAGAAGGTAGGATTGAACAACGTTAAACAATCAACTAAACTAAACTAAAGGAGGGTACAACCATGGCTTTTGGAAGTGCTGGTGGATATTCGAACTTACCTTCAGGTAATTTCACTCCACAAATTTTTAGTCAGAAGGTTCAAAAATTCTTCAGAAGAGCATCAGTGGTAGAAGATATTACTAACACTGATTACGCTGGAGAAATTGAAAATTTTGGCGATACTGTTAAAATAATAAAAGAACCAACAATCACTGTTGCAGATTATGCAAGAGGTACAGCTGTGTCTACACAAGACTTAGCTGACGATCAAATTACTATGACAGTTGATCAAGGTTCATACTTTGCTTTTAAAGTAGATGATATTGAAGAAAGACAATCTCATGTTAACTTTGAAGCTCTTGCAACCTCTTCAGGTGCATATTCATTAAAGAAAAACTACGACTACAATGTATTGAAGTTTATCTACGATAACGCTTCTACATCTGCAGGCGACACTGGAACTGACGCTTCTCCAATTGATGGTGATGCAGCAGCTGATACTTTATCAGACGTTGTTTCAGCGGCTAAAAAAGTTTTAGATAAAAATGATGTGCCAGAAGAAAATAGATGGTTAGTTGCACCACCTGAATTTTTTGAGCAATTAAGAAAATCAGGTGCTAAACTTTCTGACCAATCAGTAATGGCTGATGGCGGTGCATCTCAAATCAGAAATGGTAAAGTCACAGACAGACCATTATTTGGTTTTAACATGTACTCAACAAATGCAATTGCTGTATCTGGTGGAAGTGTTTCTGCTAATACATTTGGTTCTGCTGGAGCTAACGAGTATGCGTTCTTATACGGACACTCATCTGCTATAGCAACAGCTAATCACATTGCAAAAACAGAATTAATCAGAGACCCTGATTCATTCGCTGATATCGTTAGAGGCTTACACGTTTTCGGAAGAAAAATTCTTAGAGACGAAGCAGTAAGATCTGGCGTAATCACAATTGGTTAATCGTAGGAGGATATAAACAATGACTGATTATAATAGTTCAAACACAAACGCTTTGATCAAAGCATCAAGCGATACTGTAAGAATAGCTTCAGAAGTTGTAGATTTTTCTTCTACAACTAATGCTGCTACTGACACTTTTGACATCATTGGAATCCCAGCAAATACTGTTGTACTTGCTGCAGGTTTTGATGTGTTATCAGCTGGTACTGGTACTGGTACAATTGCATTAGGTGACAGTGTTGACGGAGATCAATACGTTACTGCAGTTGCACCAACTTCTACTGGTCAACAAGCTGTATTAGCTGCACCTTTTGCATATAGTTCTGCTGATTCAATCAGAGCTACTATTGCTACTGCTGCAGTTAACGCAAAAGTAAGAGTATGGGCAACTATGGTTTCACTTGATAAAGGTGGATCAGATGCTGATACAGACGCACAAAACGTAACATTTAGTTAATAGCTAATTATCTTGAGGGGAGCAATCCCCCCTTGATATATCAGGAGAATAAATGTCAACAACATATTTAACTTTAACAAACAGAACTCTTAGAGAACTAAACGAAATCGAATTAACTTCTGCTAACTTTGCTTCAAGCAGAGGAATTCAAACTGCAGTTAAAGATTTTATAAATAAATCTATACATGACATTTATAATGAAACAGGTGAAATACCTTTGCTATATGCAAGAACTACACAGAATTTAGAAATAGGTGACAATGAATATGATTTTCCTGCTGACTTTAGAAAAGCAGATATGGATTCATTTTCAATAGGGCCAAAAGAATTAGTTACTAATGGAGAGTTTACATCTAATATAGATAGTTGGACAACACAAAGTGGATCGCCAGCATACTCTAGTTCAGGTAATGGTAGATTAAGTTTAAGTAATGCATCTGCATCACAATCATTTTCTACAGTTGTAAATAAAACTTACAGATTACAGGTTAGAGTTTTAAACTCAAATGCAAATGCAGATACACTTGATGTAGCTGTAGGTACAAGTGCAGGTGGTACAGAAAATAAAAGTAGTAGTATAACAGTTACTAACTATGGTGAAGGTAATATTTTAAATACTACATTTACTGCAACTGCTACAACTACACACATACAATTATCTACAACTGGGGATTTTACAGTTGATTATGTAAGAATATCAAGAAACGATATTTTAAATAGAAAGATGACTTACATATCATATGATAACTACATACAAAATTATAAACCTACTGATGATACAAACAATAGTGGTAATTATGCAAACCCATTAAGAGTTTACATATTACCTAACCATTCTACATTTGGCATAAGCCCAAGACCAAATAGTAATGAGTTTGCAGTAAGTTATATATACTATACAACACATACAGACTTATCTGCTCATGGTGATACTATGAGTTTACCAGATAGATTTGGAACATTAATTATAGATAGAGCAAAATATTATACATATATGTTAAGATCTGATCCTCAACATGCACAGTTAGCTGATAGAGACTTTCAAAGAAAATTAAGGTTACTAAAAGTAGACTATGCAACTAAGAATGATTATATGAGAACAGACACAATAGCAGAAAGTATTTCATTAAACATAGGAGGCAGAGTTAACTAATGGCTATTAGAGAAGATAATAAAAAAGTTCAAGATAATATGAATTATCAAACAGATAAATTTAAAATGCAAGGTAGAGATAAGGAAGAGCCCGTAAGAAAAGCAGATCTGTCTGATAAATTAAATACTAAACAAATTAATGATTATATTGATAAATACAAAAAAGGTGAAGATGTATCTGATATAATTAGAGATTTAAATTTTAACGAATTAGAAACATTAAGAAGATTAGCAGATAAGAAAATTACATCATAATGCCATCTACTGATTTAATATCACCATTTGTAGTTAGTTGTGCAGGAGGTTTGACACTCAATAAAGATGTGTTCTCTATGGCTCCTGGTGAAGCACTTATACTACGAAACTTTGAGCCAGATATTAAAGGTGGATACAGACGAGTTAGTGGTACAGCATTATATAATAGCACAATTGTACCACAAGGATCTAGCAATACTAGTTTAGTGGTAGACTGTGCAATTGTATTTAATGGACAAATCATTGTAGCTAGAGGTGGTGATATACATAGAGGTACAACTTCAGGTAGTTGGACAAGTTTAACTACAGGTTTAGGTACATCTACTAGAGCATATGATTTTGAAAAATATAATTTTGATGGGACTGATAAAGTAATTATAGCAACAGGACACTCAGCTGCACAATCAATTAATGAAAGTTTTGCTGTTGATCCTATAAATGCAACAGGTGGTGGTACAGCTCCTACAAATCCTAAGTTTGTAAAAGCATTTCAAAACCATATGTTTTATGCAGGTGCTACAAATCCACAAGAAGTTTTGTTTAGTGCACCTTTTGCTGAAGATGATTTTAATACAGCTGATGGTGCAGGATCATTTAAAGTTGACTCTGAAGTAGTTGGATTAAGAGTATTTAGAAATGAATTATTTATATTTTGTATAGATAGAATTTATAAATTAACTGGCTCATCATCTGCAGATTTTGCCGTACAAGAAGTTACAAGAAATATTGGATGTAGAGATGGTGGTAGTATTCAGGAGATTGGTGGTGATGTTATATTTTTAGCACCAGATGGATTAAGAACTATTGCTGGTACAGCTAGAATTGGTGACGTTGAACTTGGATCTATATCCAGACAAATACAAGCTAGAATTGATGAAGTAGGATTGGATAGAATAACATCATTAGTTATTAGAGATAAATCACAATATAGAATATACTATCCTACTACAGCAGGATCTCAGTCGTCATCAAAAGGAATTATTGGAGTATTAAAAACTAATCCTAATACGGGACAAATTGGTTTTGAGTATTCTGATATGATAGGTATTAAACCTGCATGTACAGATTCTGATTTTATAAGTAATGTTGAAACGCAAGTATTTGGTGGATACGATGGTTATATTTATAAAATGGAAGTAGGTAATACTTTTGCTAATGGTGCTAGCACAGATACAATTGTAGCTACTTACAGATCTCCAGATATGGTATTAGGTGATCCTGGTTTAAGAAAATATATGCAAAGGGTTAATTTAAACTATGAGGGAGAAGGTACTTCAGTTAATGCAGACTTAGCAATTAGATATGACTATGATAGTCAAGATACACCACAACCAAATAAAATAAGTTTAACTTCTGCTGGTGGTGCAGCTTTATATGGCACAGCTATCTATGGTAGTGCATTATATGGAGCATCGGGTACACCGCTTATAAGACAAACAGTAGAAGGATCTGGATTTGCAGTTGCTTTAAAAATAGATGATAGAAACCAAGCAGATGCATTTTCAGTTAAAGGATTTCAATTAGAATTTACTCCAGGAGGAAGAAGATAATGGCAGGCTATAGTGCACGACAATCAACATACACTACAGGGGATACGATTGCAGCTGCAGATACTAATGATGAGTTTAATCAGTTATTAGCTGCATTTAATGCATCAACAGGACACACGCATGATGGCACTGCGGGTGATGGTGGCCCTGTAACTACACTAAGAGATTCAAATGGATATAATAAAGTATTAATTGATAATACTAATGATCATGTAGAATTTTATGTAAATGTATCATCTTCAGCTGTACAACAGTTTAGATTACAAGATGGTGCTATTGTTCCTATAACAGATAATGATATTGACTTAGGTACATCTAGTTTAGAATTTAAAGATTTATACTTAGATGGTACAGCTAATATTGATAGTTTAGTAGCTGATACTGCAGACATTAATGCAGGTACAGTGGATGCAACTATTGGTGGAACTACTCCTGCTGCTGGTACATTTACTACATTAACTGCAAATACAAGTTTAGCTTTAGCATCTGGTGCAACAGTTACAGCTATTAATGATGAAGATACAATGTCATCTGATAGTGCAACTGCATTAGCTACTCAACAATCTATTAAAGCATATGTAGATTCACAAGTAACTGCACAAGATTTAGATTTAACATCAGATAGTGGTACAATTGCAATTGATTTAGATAGTGAAACTTTAACAATTCAAGGTACATCTAATGAAATTGAAACAAGTGCAAGTGGTAATGCTTTAACAATAGGTTTACCTAATGATGTTACTATTGGTAATAACTTAACAGTAACTGGAGATCTTACAGTATCTGGTGATGATATCACTATGGGTACAAATACTGATACTGCAATTATGGTTGCAGATGGAACTAATTTTAATCCAGTTGTACCTAGTGGAGATGTAACTTTAACTAATGCAGGTGTATTTGGTATTGCTAGTGGTGTTATTGTTAATGCTGATATTAACTCTAGTGCTGCAATTGCAGATTCTAAATTAGCTACTATATCAACAGCTGATAAAGTTTCAGGTGCAGCTATTCAAGTAGATGGTGCTACAGATGGTACAGCAATAACTATAGCAGATTCAGATAAATTTTTAATAGATGATGGTGGCACTACAAAATATGTTAATGCATCTCAGATAAATGCATATACAAGTGCTGCAGTTGCACTAGATGATATATCAACAGGTGATGCAGCAGCTACACTTGCTACATCTGCTGGTGATATTACAATTGATGCACAAGGTAGTGATACAGATATTATTTTAAAAGGAACTGATGGTGGAGTTGATACTACATTTTTAACTATTGATGGTAGTGCTGCAGGTGCAGCATCATTTAATAGTGATGTTACAGTTGGTGCTTTATTTAAAATGCCAGATGTTACATCTGCAAAAATATTAGTAGCTGATGGTACATCTTATCAAGAAGTAGCAGTATCTGGAGATGTTAGTATTGCATCAAGTGGAGCTGTAACTATTGCAGCTAGTGCTGTAGAAAACTCTATGTTAGCAGGCTCAATAGCAGATAGTAAACTAAATACTATTTCAACAGCAGGTAAAGTAGATTTATCAGCATTAGAAATAGATGGTGGTACAGATATTGGTGCAGATTTAACTACATCAGATTTAATTGTAGTTGATGATGGTGCAGGTGGAACTAATAGAAAAGCTGCATTATCTAGAGTAGTAACATTAATGACTAATCAAGGATTTACTACAGATGATCCTACAGCTTTAGCCATCGCACTCGGCTAAATAGTTATTGACAATATGAAAAACAACGATATAATATAATACACAAAGGGAGATATAAATGGCAAATACATTTAAGGTAAAAACAAATGCGGCTATGCCAGCCAGTGCTGGTACTGCTGATACTGTTTATACAGTCCCATCTTCAACAACAACTGTTGTAATTGGTTTAACACTTTGCAATGTTCACACTAGTGCAGTTACAGCTTCAGTAAAAATTGAATCTAATACTTCTGATACAGAAACAAATGAAAATGTAACAGTAGTTAAGGATGCGAGCATTCCAGCGGGCAGTTCTTTGGAGCTATTATCGGGTGGAAAATATGTTTTACAAACTACCGATGTTGTTAAGATTGACTGTTCAGATTCAGCAAAGATTGATGCAACATTGTCTATAATGGAGATAACGTAAGATGGCTTATATTGGTAA